CCCTTCTGGTGTTCCCATCAATTCAGCAGCTCTTGGAACTGTCTCGCCAAGATCGCTGATGGCATGCCAGGCCGCAGGCAACATGCCGCCTTGCCGTGGTTGAGCTTGCCTGGCCTCTTCATCCATCCGCGCCCGCTCAATGTCTTCTTCGGTCACTTGCGGCGGCTGATCGGGCTTGACTTGAATTTCCGGCAACTCAACAGGACCGCCTTCCTGCATCTCAATATCTTCGATGCGTTCAACCGTCCCAGGCGGTCGCGCAATCGGATCAGTATTGGCTGTATTAGGTGCCGGTAATGGTATACGGGTTGGCGGCACGGTCCTGATGGATCTGTCCAACAAGAACCTCATATAATTATCCAGATCCGACGGTGGCGGTCTGCCGAAAGCTTCAGCAACAGCATCCTCGATATCGCGATTAAGATCTTCGCTAAGCAATGGGCCGCCGGCCGCATAACGGCGGGCAAGTCTAAGTGCATTCTCTATGGCCGGACCGCGCATCTATCCAGCCCGAATCAAAGTCAGTCCATGAGCGACGATCGGCGGCAAGGTACCGACGCTAATAGCGCTGTTGGCATAGGTACTATTGGATACGGTGATGCTGGTGGTATTGCTAGCGCTTGGATTGCCGCCCGCGCCTATACCGTGACCACTACCAGAGAAATACCCGTCGCCGCCTACTTCCCCACCTATTCCATGCGTATGGCCGGGATCGCTGATCGGATGGCTATGTGCCGGGAGATTGGATGAAGCGACCGTAATACTTTGACTGGCAAAGCCACTGCTCTGCAGAAATGATAGACCATTGCGGCCGGTGCCCTGATCCAGGGCGGCCGTAACCCGGCCACGCGCATCAGGTAGAGTATTGCCGCCGAGAAAGGAATTGAGCGCTGGATAGGTTGCGGCAGTAAAGTTAGTACCATCGCAATTCAGATAGGGCGGCACCGTACAGTTGCTGACCCAGGCCGGCACCGAAGAACCGCCATGGTGCCAATACTGGCCGACATGGTGTGGCAAGTGTTCAAAGAATGGGCTAGTACCATCGACACCAATCTTAGTGTTCTGCCCCGGCGGCAAGCCGATAACTGTGCTACCAGCCGCTGTTGTATTTATAGTGATATATTGAGTTGAGGAGTTGGTGGTCGCGTTGAGAATGGTCCAGAACCCGCCAACACCACCAGGAAAGGTAATCTGGATATTTCCGGTAATGGCACCAGTAAACTTAATAAAGTAATTCTGATATTGTGCCGAACTAAGGGCGACGTTGACGTTGGTCAACGTCACCGTAGCAACGCTGCCAAGTAAGTTATCCAACAACGATGCATTGCCGTTAACATAAGGCCCCCAGGTGCCGGATTCAGTACCGACGGTAACGAGCTCAAAGCTCTTGTTGGTAGTCGGGGTGACAGTCATGATCGTTATACCAAGTTGACGACGATATAGTCGAAGGTCTCAGTGCCAGCAGCATTAGTGCCGTTAGCAGTAGTCATAGTAAAACCGACACCGGGAGTCTTAGCTGAAATATACGGCGCCTTATTGCTGCCTGTCAGCGAGCCGGCCGAAGCATTGGTTGGAATAAAGACGACAATGCTTGTCGCCAATACAGCCGGATTGGACACGCTAACTGAAGGCGTCGCTCCGCCCCAGGTGAAGCTGCCAAAAGTGGTAGACTCAAACCGAAGACCGAACGTCTTATTCAAGTCACGAATTGCCTGCACACCGTTCTGCAGCGCCGACAGGATATCGCTAGGGCCAATTGTCATCGCCGACCGCTCAAGGCAAAACGGAACCGAACTTTTCCTAGTCGCCAAAACTCCTGGTTATTGCTTTTGACCTGGATCGACATTAACCGTCCCCGAAGCCGGGGGCTAATATACTCGGTAGCCGGTGTTACCGTATAGGGGCCGTACATTCGCGGTGTATCATTGGGATAGTCTGCTGAGAAGAAAGTTACGCTGATCTGGGCGTCGGTAGGCTCGGCAAACAACCCATACTTGAAGTCCGGGATAACGTAGTCAACAAAGGCCAGGTCATTGCCTTCGGTCAGCGACCACCATCCGGATTGGAACGACGGCACACCAGTCCCAGGCGTCATCTCGCCTTGCTCATGCTGCCATAATACCCCTCCTGTATCGGCGCCAATCGGGTTGCCGACGACCGAAAGATCGGTCCAGGCTGTTCGTACCAGCTTGCCGTAATCCCAGGTATTATCGATGATATTCAGCTTGACGTAGCTATCGTTCTCGATCGCGCCAGTGGACGGGAAGAACCAGGCGATCTCATTGAAGGTAGCGTTGGGAGCACAACGGATCTTCCAGGCATAAGTCGTGTTCAGGTTCTGAAAGATATAGTCCCATACCGTGCATGGGATTGGCTGCACACCACTTGGCGTAATGGTGAAGAAGTTGTTGGTGCCGCACCAATACACCGTGCCAGCCAGAACACCGGCGCCGTGGGAACCGATAAGACCGCAGCCGGTACCAACCCTGGTAAAGCCAAAGACAATATCGCCGCCGACGAATTGCATCAGCCAACAGTCGATATCAGTCCAAATGACACCATAGTTCGGCGCCTGCAGTCCGCCCATGATGATCGAACCGGTCGGGATATGAAATGAGCCGGCTTGGGTCTGGTTGCTGACCGTCCAATTGGTGTAGTTCAGAGCGTCCGACCAACGCACCACCAGATTATCTTGCACGCCAGTCGACAGCACTGAGCGCCAAGCCACCAGGATCTGCTGTGGCATTGAGATAAAAATACCGCCATTAAAGAACGGCGCCGTGGTAACGACTTCACCGATGGCCAACCCGGTATCTGGCGCCCAGATATAAATTGGCCCGTCTTGCGGACAGAACAGTAAGATCTCGCCCCAATTGTCCTGGGTATAGTCGCGGGCGGTAATCGGCATTCCGGCTGCACCGGAGAATGATCCGCCCAAGCCGCCGAACGGGTTCGAGCTGAAGGCTCCGGCACCAAACGGAATACCGACTCCAGGAGGGCCGCCAACGACGTAATAAACCAGCTGAGCATTGCCGCCGTTCATCGCTGCTGAAGCAGTCGAGGTCGCCTGCGATGGTGTCGTAATGGTAAACGTAGACGATGGGTTGACGATCTTGGTGACCGAATAGGCCCCTTTAATGGTCAGGCCACCGACGGTGGTCGGGGCGTAGAAAGCCTGGCTTAGCCCGATAATGGACTGCACATTATTATAGGGCTCAATGACCGTAACAATGGGCGAGTTAGCGCTGGTCTGAAAGGTCGGGGTCACACCGCTGTTGGAAACACCGGCAACAGCCGGAACACTGGATTGAATGATATAAGACCCGGTGCTTAGCACTGAGGTAATTTGATAGGCGCCGTTCAATAGCAAGCCGTCGATCGAGATCGGTGTATTGAAGAACACCGTATTGTACAATGACGGACCGCTATTAGGGTCAGCTACCGTGATCGCAAACGAGCTAGCGGTCGTCGTGAAGTTCGGTGCCGGATTGGTAGTAAAAGTCTGCGGTGTAATATCCTTTGACGGCCCGCTGGAGATAATCACCACATTGGCGGTACCGGCAGCCGAGAGATGATCAAGATGGGCAATATCCTGCCAGGCGTGCAGGTCGCGTACCGTAGATGGAATAGTGGTGCCGTAGGACATCCAGCCACCCATCGGCTGAATAAGACCATTCTTGAAACGAATGATCTGCGATTGGGAAATGCCGGCTTGGTTCAATGACGGTGTTTGCTCAACATCGACACCAGGCCGTAGGGTGACCGCGCCCATGGGCATGGTTAAGTCCTCGGCGGAGTAGCGGTCGGCGATACGCTATACGGTGTCCAGGCTTGGCTCTCGTGCTTGGCACGATTGGCTTCGGCCTGAGCTGACTGGAACAGCTGCTTATACTGAGCTTCCCAGGACTGGCTGGCTTGCGGGTTATCGGCCTGGCCGCCAAAGTCGCGCATATAGCCGAAGGCAAACACCATCGATGCGGCAATGAATAGATCCGGCGCATACTGCGTCAGGTAGGTCGACGAGTTCGCCGACGACAACGGGCTTGGCCGCTGGATACCAATAAACTCAATAAAATATGATTGGTCTGGTGCCGGACCCAGCAGCATCCTGGTATCCGAAGTCATGGCATAGAACTCCGGAACACCGGTAACATTGCTGGCCGATGGGAAAGTGGCATCCAGATAGGCACGCGAGACCGGCACTAACGGAAATCGTGCGCTGCTGTTGGATGAGAGAATATTAACCTCGTCAACGGTGATAAAGACGCCAAAAGCAGTTGAGGTCGATACCAGACGAATGCCGCTGGAGACGTTAGTGGTCGGGTCGGTAACCTGCTGACGTAGAAAGTCAGCCTCGCGCCAGATCCGTTGCTCGGCATAATCGATCATGCCCGGCAGCATAGTCAGGTAGTTCGGATCATTAGAGGAAATAACGATCAAGTTCGCGGTCTGCGAAACGTAGCTGCCATAATTGAGCGTCGGTACGCTTTGTGTCATGGCTAGCCTCTAGGTAAAGACCACCCAAGTATCGGCCTGCACCTGCAGCAGGTTTAATTCCCGGTATTGCGCTGAAGAGGTGACCGGCGGTGTCGGATGAATGGTTACGCCAGCGCCGGCAAGGATCGCTACCTGCCCGGCTGCATACTGGATGGCGTGAATTTGTGTCGTGACCGGAAAGGTGGCAGCCGGAATTGTGGCATTACAGCCGCTTGGGTTAGTGAACATGATAGAAGCTGACGCATCGCTGAGCTGAAACGTATAGGTCGAGCTTCCTTGCGTCAGCACCGGCGCCGACGGCAACAATGTCGTCGTCGGTAGCACGAATGGTGTTCCGGGTATCGTGATCGACATTGCCGAGCCCTATCAGCTTGAAACAATAACATTACTGGACCCATCCACCAAGACGGCATCCGGTCCCGCAGGCACTGGAAGTGGGCCATAACCAGTGCTGAAGCCGGCAGACCACGGCCCCAGTGAAGGAGTCGACACAATTAAGAACACCACTGCCGATGTCGTGTAAGGCGCAAACGGCGGCCCAACAGCTGGCGGCACCGGCGTCATCATCGAGGCCGACGACGGCCCGGTGATCGGCGGCAT